GGTGCGGGGTTCAGCGCAGGGCGGACGACGCGGAAGCGGGGCGACCCGCGGTGCTCAGCCCTCGTCGCTCCACAGCTTGCCGGCGGTCGCCCAGTTTTCCTTCTTCACGTCGGTGAGGAGTATATGCGGCAAATTTTGGTTTTTGTTAGCAAAAACAAAGGTTTACAGGTTATTGCCGTAGCTCTGAGCATGTATAATATTGGAGTGGCTTGGCCTAATAAAATCAAGCACGTACAAACGCGTTTTTGACGAGATTGAACGCACATCTTTGTCGCATCGTTGTCCCACCACACAACCAGATTCCACAATGGAACTCAAAGAACTACAGGCCCAGCTCAGGGATCTGAACATGCAGATTGCGGATGCTCGATCTCAGGAGCGGCGCGCATGGCTCGCGACGGTCAAGGAGAGGGTCGAGGCGCTCGGCATCAGCCAAGACGAACTGCTACGCGCGGCAGGCTTCCTGAAGCCGCACAAGCGTGCCGAGGCAAAGTATTACGACCCATCGACGGGCAAGAAATGGTCAGGCAAAGGGCCGCGTCCGAAATGGCTCGATGGCAAGAACCTCGACGCGTACTTGATCGACCGAGCACATAAGGCTTGGTGGCCGGGAGAAGAGGGATGAATATCGGTGAATTGCGTGAAATCATCAAGGATCTTCCGGATGATATGACGATCTTGACCTATGACCACGGTTGGTTACAGGAAGAATTTTGCGGGGCAGAAGTCATCACGGGCGGCGAATCGGGCCGCGAGGGAGTGGCAGAAATGGGAAGGCAATATCTGTTGATTTATTGACGCGCAGCCGCAATCGGCTGGCTAGGAGGCGAGATGGAGAAGCGAACGGCACCATGGCCAGACTATGAGGGCAATCCGATTCACGAAGGCGACAGGATCTGCCATCCCTATGGGGACCAGGGGGACGTTTTCCGGTTGGATAACGTCGAAGATCCGAATGACGCATGGCGCGTTAAATACGACGACGGGACGGTGCTAAGACTATGCTTGCAAATCGGATGGAAAGGAATGGCAGTAGTTGTGCCTGATTGACGCGCTACTTGCGTAGGCTGGATAGATAATCCATGAATCAGGGATGGCAGTACTTGGAAAAGGGATTTGACGCGCCGTCGACGACGGGCCAAGAGGATGGGGATGGAATTACCTTATACGATAGTTCGTGTGCAGCCAGATCCGATGGCTGCGATGAGTTGGCTTGAAAAGATTGAAGAAGCGGTTCGGCGTCCGATTTCGGCTGCGCTACAAAATCACCTCAAGCAGATTGAATGGTCAATCGAGTGCGAGATTGCCATGCGTGGAGATGCGCCGACTGACGATGAATGCATTGCTCTGTTGACGGTTCGTAACTATATTGGACAATGCGATGCGGCGATTCCGAAGCCGCAGCCATATATCGCGCCACCACCCAATCCCAAGGCACCACGCAAGCCGCCGATGGAGCCGAAATCATGGCAGGATACGATGGATGCCGATGAAGTGAAGTTCTGCGAGAACGCCATTGCCAAGGAAATCCATCGTATCGAAGCTACTTGCGCAGACAACTGGCGCGCAGCTCGTATGTGGAAGAGTTCGCAGCGCAGGCGATTCAGCAAACAACGCGATCAGGGATGCTGCGGCTCACATGACTTCGTGGCACAGCGATGGTCTGCCAAGAAGGGGCGCTACGACCTATATCTGCTGGGGTTCAACTATGGGCATTGACGCGCCATCGATGATGGGATGAGGAGGAAGGGATGCTTGAATTGAACGTGAATGAAGAAATGGCGGATGCTCTTTGGGGTGCCTCCCGGAGCGGAGAGCCGGCCGTATTGACCATTTTTCACGATGGCAACCTGATCAATTTCAGGATCGGCATCCGGTCTGCTGAGGTGACGAAGCATGGCCCGACCGAGTGGAGACGCGGGAAGCAATTCACGGTCTCGCTAGAATTGGTTCAGCTGGAAGAGGTGCAGCGCGAGGCTGGCTAGGGAGGGCGGGATGTTCGGATGGTGCAGAAAAAACGCATGGGCAGAATCATTGGAAGCACAAACTGCTGCGCATCAAGAATGGCTAAACGAGCGCGATCCTCATTGTGACATGTGCGCAGACAAGGATAGAATTGATCCCATTCGCCCAGTCCATCGCTGTCCGATGCATATGAATTGCATGGCCGGAATGGTTGGTGATCCGCTCTTTGGATTTGATTTTGAGAAGTATAGAGATGCGCCGCAGAATGCGGGATGAGAGAGGGGTGCGGCGACACAAGCAATCGCTTGTAATCGCCGGATACAACGTTTGGGCTGTAGTGAACTTACGAAGTTTATCGCCCAAAGATAAACTACGCTAAAGCCGCAATAACTCGCGAGATAGCGTGGTCCTTCACGTTTGGCAACGGCATTGAAGGCTTGCCGATATGCGTCAGGAATCCCGCATGTTGCCAGTCCAAAGGTAGACTTGGAACAATATCTAGTCCATTGACGTACAGATGCAGCGGGACTTGCGCGAGCAACGTGCGGAAGTTGGCATCAGGGCTGACGCGCGGCGGTTCGTAGCCGAACACGGCAATCGGCGGATTTCCAGAGACGGTCATAGCGGCAGCAGCAACCACCGCGATTGCGGCGCCGAGAGAGTGCCCTACGAGGGTTACAGGATTCCCATTGATCGTGGCAAGCACTGGCACCGAGATAGCTTCCCAAGCCTGCCAGAAGCCCCGATGAACCTTCCCAATGCCAGGAACCACCATCGGGCCGATGTCGATATCCGCACCGACGCAATCTGCGTTGTCGGTTCCGGGAAATGCAATCACCAGCCCATCCGCCGTCTGCCGCACGATGGCCCGCGAGGCGCTATCCGGGTCGCCGATGTCAGGCTTTGCCGAATACGCCTCTTGAGCCAAGAGAGCGTAATCGTGCGCGTTCATTGCAGCGGCGCGCCCGCGAGCGGCGTCGATGCGGCGGCCGACGGCGTTGCTGCAGCCTGATGCATCGAGATCGCCACATTGAACGCGAGGATCGCCGTATCGATCGCGGCGTCGGCCGCCGCTTTGTTCGGCAGCGACGATGCGTCGATTAGCGCTTTGACGGCCGGCAGCGTGTTGTCGACGATGGTCTGGAGGTCGAGCGTCGTCACGGTCGCACCGATTGCGCACACCTTGGCGATGGCCGGTTGCACTGTGTCGTTCAGCGTGGTTGCTGCGCCGCCAGTGAACACACCGTCGGCCTTGAGAATGGCGATCTCGCCATTCGCGGCACCGCACGCGATCGCGACCTGTTGCGGGAACGTGAGCGAGGGCGCCGAGCCGCAACCGGCGACGAGGAAAGCGGACGCAGCAATGCCTGCCGCAAGCAGCATGGATTTGCGAAACATGTGGTACCTCAGGGTTTCAGAGAGAACTTCGAAGCCGAAATGGCTACGTTTGAAGCCGCGGTAGCTACGCTAGAAATGGCGGCGTTTTGAGCAGCGAGAGGGGATGTGGCGACGACGCCGGATTCTGCGAAATGGACGGTTACGATGCCGTCTTGGTCGGTCGCCAGATCGAAAGTGAGCGAGGCAATGTCCTTGCTGTTGGTTACTTCAGCAACGCAGCAGACCATCCGGCCCAGCGTCGGCTCATAGAACGGCGTCACCGAGTAGTGCGCAGTCCCGGCACACGCGCCGAGCAGCCCGACCAAGGGAAGAGCGAGTGCGAGGCGGATCATTGCGCAGGCGCGGCCGGTTCGTTCTTCGCCGCAGCGCGCGCCATCAGGTAGTTGTAGACCGCGTGTGCACCCGTGATCATGAAGGCCGCAATCTGAAGTTGTGCTTCCATCGGAATCGTGACGTGCATGGCTTGCGCAGCCCAATCGATGATCGGCACGAGGGATGCGGCGGTGAGAGTGATCGCCCCGGTTTGGATGCTGGATGTATTACCCATTGCTTACTCCTTGTCGGCCATTGGCCGATGAGAAATCTTGTCGTTCCACGCAGATGCATCGGCGCCAACATCCGGGTTGAAGCTGCGGAAGTTGAGCAGATGCCCGAACATGAGATGGCAGTTGTGGCCCGGTGCCTCGCAGAGCGTGATGAGATTGCTTTCTTCCAACTCCAATTCGGGATGGAGATGGAAAGGACGGCGGTGATGCACCTGAAGCTTGACCTTGCCGCCGCATACGGCGCATGTCGGGAATTTCTCGAGATGCTGTTTGCGGACGGCGGACCAATGCGGCGAGCGCGCAGCACCAAGCGGATGCTTGCCTTGAGCAGCATCGATAAGATGGCGAACAATAGGCATAAAAAAGCCCGCGAGTGCGGGCCATTGAGGAAGTCGAAGAGAGGGCTAGTTCGGCATCACACCAGTAGACATGGCATCAGCAAGACGTTGTGCTCTCGTCCCGACTTGTCTAGCCCAAAGCGAATTGCGCATGCCGGTGGCGGCAGCGGTATAGAAGCCCATCTTCACGTCGGTGAGCGTGTTGCGGAAGGTCAGCAGGGTAGTGATACCCATATTGAAAGCCATGTTACAAATTACGCGCTGCCGCACCTCGTCGAGATTTCGCCACCACGGCAGGAATCGATCGAGGCTCGCACAAGCCGTCTGGATGTCTTCGGTCAAGAGTTGATCGACCTGCGCATCGGTCAGCGGAAATGTCCACCCCTTGGGGATCGGATTGGCATCCATGTTGCGACCACAGCCGACTGTGCGACGAGGTGGTTTCGCGGTATCAAGGTACGGCGAGTAACGCACGCCTTCGTCTCGGTGCAGTTCGAGCTTGAGAAGTTGCTCGTTCATTGCCGGTCTGCCTTGTTTTCGAGCCGCCGGTCGAACTTCTCGTCCATCGATTCCAGCTTCTTGAACACGGCGTCGACAGAAGCGCTGAAGCGATCGATCGCCTTCTCGAACGCAGAATTTGGCGTGTACGTTTCAGCCACATGCAGGCGGTAGGCATCGAAAGCCTTCTCTTGCTCCTTCATCTGCCGCTCCTGCGCCTCAAACTTTTGGTCGTGCGCTTCGAACTTCTTGTCTACCTGGCCGATGGCGCGTCGGACCATCCAGCCAAAGGCAGCGATCACAATGGTAGCGATGCCACCAGCTCCGGCAACGGTCGTGTTGTCCATATGGTCTCGGGAAAATAAAAAGCCGCCTCTCCGGCGGCTGATTGTTGATTTGTCGTGCCTAAAGTAAGATTCCAACCCTTAACCCATCACATCGACGGAGACCGGAGCACTCGCCATGTCAATCATGAATCGCACACCCTTTCGTCAAGCCGCGCGTCTCTACGGTGCTGTCTTGTCGATAGAGAGGTCGCTTGCAAACCTTGCGGAGAACCAACAAGCATCGGTAAATTCGCAGGTCGAGAGCGTCAAGTCTGATGCAACATTCAAGCGATCCGATCTTAAGGGGACTGACATTTACGATCGCCTTGATCTGACTCTTGTGTTGGATAAGTCTTCGCTCGTGGACAAAGCCATCATCGAGCATGGGGAGTGGGAGCCGGAGCAGGTTTCGTTTTTCTTCGGCACGATGGCAAATTTCTTGGGCGAGAGTAAGACCGTGTTCCTCGACGTCGGCGCTTACTGGGGGCTCTACTCGCTACTAGCGAAGCGTGCCGGCATCGATAAGATTTTTGCCTTCGAACCAGACCGCCACAATTTCTCGCAGCTCCAGGCTCAACTGTTTCTGAACAACGCAACCGGAGACGTCAAGGCAGTCAACAAGGCGATCAGCGATAAAAGCGGCATCGTTCATTTCTGGGACAGCAGAACTCATCCGTCCGGTAATCGGGCCGGCTCCGCGGTAGTCCCGGAGGGTTTTCATCGGCCGACCTACGAGGTGGCGGCAACATCGCTGGATGAAATGCTCGATCTTAGCGAGCACTTCATCTGGATAAAACTTGACGTTGAGGGGCATGAAGCGAAGGCACTCCGCGGCATGAAGAATCTTGTCGCTAATAACCAAGTCCTCATCCAAGTAGAGGTATTCGACGTGAACAAGGACGCAATCCTTCCGGAGATTGAAGCCCTGGGATTGCGCCATGTTCACGCCATCTACCCGGATCAGTATTTCACGAACATGAACGACCCACGCCTCTCGTTTTAGAAGTTCAGATTGTTCGTGAACACCTGGTTGGCTCCAGTCGATCCGTTGTTGGAGCCAGCCGTCACGTTTCCGGGAAAGCGGTTGCCCGTCACGATGAAGTTGTTCGTGGTCGACGATGAGGTGATCAGCAGGCCGTAAGCCTGCTTATTCGTGCCGCCCGCAATTGCATCGTAGCCGCCCTGCCCGGAAATGTTGTTCGTGATCGTGAAGCCGGTGAATCCCGACGAGACGACGATCCCCTGATACGAGCCCGAGCCGGCAAGGCTGTTATTGAAGATCTGGCTCGAATTGATCACAACGTTCGTGCCAGCGTTCAACCAAATTCCGTGCTGTTGGTTGTTGCGAACAATACCAGCATCCCATGTGATGCCGTTGACGTTCGCACCATTGATATAAACGCCAGCAACACCAGTAGATCCAGCGGACCAGCATTTCGTGCAGACGATATTACCGACCGCACCAGTCCCGCTTGGCTGAAATAGCCAGCCGATTCCAGTCGTTGTGTCGGCCAAAACCGTATCGAAAAAACCAAAGATCGCTTTCTGGCCATTTCCTGGCGCGAATTGGATGGCATTTCCGGATGAACTTACGGCATCAATATCCCAGAGGAAAAATCCTGAAACATTCTGGAACAGCATTGCTCCGCCGCAATTTCCGAAACCAAGATCCCATGCGTACAGATCTTGCAGCAATCCATTTGTTGTTCCGACGATTAGGGCTTGTCCGCTGATATTTTGGAAGTAGACGTTATGGACTTTATAGATGATCGCCGAGCCATATGAATCTAGTTCGATGCCCGAGAATCCCCCATTAATTATGATGTCGGCAAGTTCGATTGTTGAGTTGTTGCCCGCGACGTGGATCTCGAAGCCGGCCGTCTTGGTAACAGACGGAACGAACGCCAGCCCGTACACGTACACATCTTGAATCGCAGACGGCGCGGTGCTGCCGATCACCAGCGTGTCGGCCGTCGTCGAACTTGACGCGAAAGTCGACACGTTTTTGCCCGCGCCACGCAATGTCACATACGAGCAGTTGATCGTGACCGTCGAGGCGATTTTGTACGTGCCGGGCGGCACGTTGACGACGGCACCACCCGCGCTGCACGCCGCATTGACTGCGGCCTGAATCGACGAGGTATCGTCTGTAGAACCATTGCCGGTTGCGCCAAAATCCTTGACGCTGAGCGATTCCTGAAATTTCGACTGGTACGAACGGTTGACCGCGCCCGTGCCACCCTGGTTGTAGAGCAGGTTCGGATTTGCGGTTGACGCAGAAAGGGCAGTGAACGAACCGGCTGCAGCCGCAGTACCACCAATTGCCGGGGGCGACGCAAGATAATTGGAAAATCCGGTTCCGCTTACAGTGCTTGATGCAGAGAGTGTTGTGAACGCACCTGTGCTAGGAGTCGCGCCGCCAATTCCTGTTCCGTTAATGCCTCCGGTAGTTGAGAAGCTACCAGTTGAGGTGAGAGTTGCAGTATTGGCGCAAGTCGTGCCATTCCATTGGCACCATTGAAACCCGCCTGTCGAACCGCCGCCTTTGGCGTTCACGAAGTTCGTTTCGCCGCCGCCGTTCGAGCGGTTCCACCCAATCGAATTGGCTCCCGTTGTCGTTCCATTTCCCGGAAGCGATTGACCTGCAATGTTGCCGAGCAGGTAGGTCGTCGAATCAGCTGATACGTTGCCGTTGGCGGTCAGGTTACCCGAGGTATCAATCGATACTTGTGTTGTGCCAGCCATGTTCTGGAAGGCAAACAACCCGTTGGCGAACACCAAACCCAGCGATGCCGTAGTCGCATCGCTGCGAATTCGGGCTACTTTCGTGCCAGCACTTGCATACCAATTCAGTGCGTAGTTCGCGGGAAGAGCAAAGGCCACCGCCTCGCCACTATTCACCGTGACAGAATTGCTCTGGAAAACAATTCCCTTATCGAACTGGGTATTGTTGTTAATGATGCCGACTGCTGCTGAAGCGTTAGTCGCTCCTGAAGTGACATCCGGTCGGCCCGATGACAACCACAATGCCGGTGTAATACCGGTCGTGAGCATATTGTAGGGGTCGAGAGTGACGAGCGCTCCTTGGTTGACCAAGTCCGCTTCAATTACCTGCGTGGTACCGGCTCCGCTCGATTTGCGCGCCTCGAAATACCCACCATAGGCCGTTTGAACCTGTGTCGTGTTGTCATTGATCGCATAGCCAGCCACACCTTGGGCGGCCATTGAACCGGCCAACGTGTTGTCGGAGGTACGCGTTGCGCCGAGCAGACCACTGCCACCACCGGTCGATTGCGACCACGTTTGCGAGCAATCAGTGGAGCAAGAGATCAGCGAATGAAGCCACGTCGTCTGATTCCCAAAAGACGCGAATGCGGGTGATGCGAATGTCCCCGAAGCAACCGTCAAGCCACTAAGTGATGGGGCGGTAGCGAGAACAACAGAGCCGCTCCCAGTGCTGCCCGTGAATGTATATGAGCCAGCACCAGATCGGCTCACAAATCCCGTCGATGAAAAACCTGTAACATTGTCAAGGCATGCACCACTAGCTGACGCGCAATTCGTTCCGCCAGAAGCTACCGATAAAGGCGCGGAGAATGTGGGAGCGTTTGTGACAGTCAGCCCATTTAATGTCGCAAGACCAGACGAACTGATTGTAGTGGCGGCAATGCTAGACGGCGCTGTTGCACCAATTGCCGCGCCATCAATCGTTCCTCCCGTAATAGCAGCGTGCGGAATCGTCGCCGTGCCGTTCATCGTGACATTGTTAAATGTCGGGGACGGATAGCTTTGGGCAAGCGCCAATAGCGGCCACACCAGGGTCGCAAGCAGCAATTTTTTCATTTTTCTGCCGGGATAGAATGTTGAGGCTTTATCGGTAAATTTACTGTTTATGCGGTAGGCGCAACAAGTTTCCCATTGGTTATTTTCCAACCATTGGGGTTAATAAAATGTTGTGCCCATTGAGCATCGGTAACTTCAATTAGTTCTTCCGATTCGGGAAGGATGGAATACGAGAATACGCTAGTGTCATACCATCCAATAACCGGGGAGCCACTTACAATCGACGGGTCAAATTGCGCATATCTAGCCATATCAATATCCTATTGCCCGCCAATCACATGTGTTCGAACCATTTGACCAACCCCCAGCCCCGTTCCACGAAAGGGTCCAGTGCGTGAAGCCAGTTGTTGATTTACCCGAAGATCCATGAACCGTTGGATTCCCTGAACCCCACGTTGCCGACCCCGATGCGCTTTCTGTGATTTCCACATTCAGGCAGATATTGGGAAAGGCAATTGGAAACGCCACGAAAATTCCATTGGTTGTCTGCACGGTACCCCATTGCTCAATGAAATAACCACTTGGGCTTGTAGCATCTGGATATTTTTTGTATCCAGATGCAGTCAAGTTACCTGGGAATAAGCCAGGCAACTGACCAAGGGGGATTGCTTGTGTATTGGAAACGGCATTTGCTACGTTAAATACTTGGCTTGCCGAACCCGCAAGCAGCGCGAATTCCGACTCTGCCTGTCCCTTTGTGATTGCTTGGCCAGGAGCGGTCGCAGCGCCTACGGCGATAGGGTTGCTGAAGGTATTGTTGCCAGTCCATGTGTTGACTGCCCCGAGTTGTCCGAACCCGTTCATTTCTCCGGCTGTTGGCGCGCTGTATGCATAATCATTCGCCAGCCACGACTGCGCGGCTGTACCTTCCTGCGCGCGTTGCAATCCGCTCAACGTCGCCCCCGATACTGCCGTGGCATAGATGATTTCGAAATTCTGCCCTGTCGCGCGATCGTTCAACGTAATGACGAATGCCGATCCACTCGGAATCGAGACCGGAAGATTCGCGGCACTCGATAATGTCAGCGACGTGGCCGAGGCCGAAATCGCTCCTGCCAACGTCGTATCCACATTGTTGGCATAGATGAAAATCGTCATGATTGTTTGAATCCTGATCAGGCCGAGATCGAAATTAGTCCGCCGTTGTTCCAGAGTTGGTTATGAACGCCGGGATTTGAGGTGGGGAGACCGCCGCCTCCTAGCGCTAGCAACGCAGCAGCTGTGATAGATCCGAAATAGACCGGTGCGCCAGCGCCAGAACCACCAGGGATAACCGAAACCGTGCCGCCGTTGTACCAGACCGCGCCTGCCGCCAAGCCGATCGGGCTTACTGGATAATTCAGCGGTGACGTCATCCAAAGCACTCCGTCATCGTTCAGGAAGCTGACATTGACGAAGGCGAATCTATATTGAAACGGAACAGCCAGCACATTGTTCGCTATGCATGCCTGCATGCTAGTGAAGATCGAATCTTCGAACGATGTGATCGTGAATGTATTGCCGGAAACAGTTATAGACGGCGGGTTGTCCAATATCGGATAATCGGTGCCGTTCACACCGTTGATGAATCGATTCACTCGGTTCTTCAACCACCCCATAGTGAACATCTGACCATCACCGCGGTACAGATTCCATGTCATCGCCCGTTTGTAGATATCGTCGTTCGCCAGCTCTGCAGTTCCCGAGGATGTGCGTATATAGCCGTTGAACGCCACTTTATTGAAGGCGACCGAATCAAATCCCGCAACGTTCGTCGATGATTGCGTTGACAGAACGGGGCGCGGAATACCATAGACCCCATTTCCGATCCAGTCGAGCAGAGGCCCATTGATGAATGGTGATGTGTACAGCCCGAGCGGCGTTTGATTGAACCAATCAAGATAGCCTTGGGAAAGCCCATTGAAGCTATCAACAAACGCCTGAAGCGATGGGTCGTCCTGGTACTCCTTGTACAAATACGATGGGATGATCGTCTGCAGCGGCTGCGTGCTGAATGACTCGATCTGCATGCTTTACCCCTGCGTCACGGTGATACCTGTGTTTGTGCAAAAAAAGTAACCCTCTGGATCAGACGCGATGATGCTCGTGCCGGCTGATGGCGTTGCCACGACACCATTAATCGTCACCACGTAGCTAAGCGTCGTAATGTTCGGCCCATCGATCACCGATGCCACGGCATTCTGAAATACAGCATTCATTTCAAGTTCGTTGATCGGCTGACCGGCGAAGATTGAATTGATGTACGACTGCAGAGCCGGTGCGGCAAGTTGGTTCACAGATGTGCCTGCCGTGAAGCTTGGCAGCGCCGTATTCCACGTAACAGCGACCGTCACAATCTGCTGCGGCGGATTCACGAACGTGATGTTGTATGTGTCTGGATTCTGAAACAGCGACACGCTCACATTGCGCGGATTCGACGAGAATTTCGCGCCGCCCGTGTAGGTACCGAAGCCACTGCCATTCGTGGCGGTCGTGATGCCGGTCGGCGTGACCGATGCGACCGTATAAGTCAGATTGAAAGCTGATGGCGTCGCGCCTGTTACCGCAAAGGTTTGACCGACCTGATAGCCGTGATTTAGGTTCGTGGTGATGACGACTGGATTGGCATTCGTCATTCCAGTGATCGCAAGCTGCGATCCCTGAAGCGCGGCGATGTCCGGCACGCCTTGCAGGATCGCGTTGGCCACCGCATAGGCGTCGCCACCGCCGCATACCACTTGCCATCCGCCCGTCACCTGGTTTATGGAAACTAACCTCTGTTGTACGCCGGTAATTTTATACAGCAGGGATTTAAGATAAGCAGGCGTACCTGTTGAGGCAATCTGTCCTGCCAAAATAACGCGAGCGCGGTAATTCTGAACGCTTTCTGACGATGTGGCAGGTGTCCCAGCCTCGGGATTATTTACAGTAACTGTATAAGCGCTAGGGATGGACGTAACAATCTGGTTGACGCTGTTCGCCGGAATTGCAAAAGTTCCGCTATTAGTCGCTACGGCGAATAACTGCGGACTTACTCCTCCAGTTTGAATTACTCCACCATCTTGCAAGGAATATTGGTTCGTCCCGTCACTAACTAAAAAACCGGGCTGTAACACGTACCCAGGCGGCCCGGAGAACTGAACGAATACGCTGCCGTTTGCGCTAACTCCTTGAGGAATCCCGAACTGAGCACCAAGTTGAGAAAGCAAAAAAGCATTTGCCCCATATGGGGTAACGCTATTGATAGCATCGACGCGTGCTTGGTCGATTGCCACTAATGCTCCGACATCCGTTCCGCTAATATCGTCAATTAGTCCAGACGGTAGCACCGTATAACCTGGCGATTGCGACGCAACATAATTGATGAGATTTTCATACAACGTAGCAGGCGGAGTCGTCGACGGTCCCGCCGCAGTCATGACCAGCGGAATAGGGATGGAAGAAGTGGTCATGTCGCGATTGTTTCGTTGATAATAGCGCCGCTATGACATACTGCATTCACCTGATAGACAGGCGGAAACGATGCCGGAACGCGAAAAATTGTCAAAGATGCGAAACGGGGTGCGAAGTATTGTTGGATCTGAGACACATAGAAGTCCGGGTAGACCTGTGTCACGATTGTCTGCTGTTGCGGAATCCCTACATTTGCATAGAACGGCGACTCACCAAGATTCAACTTCAGGGCTTGTACGAGTGTCGTAAGCCAGATGTTGTCTTCGAATCCATTAGCGTCTGGCGTAACCTTGACCCATCGATATGTTCCGTCTTCGTTATTTTCACGTCCCCATGTCCGCATTTGAGCAACCTATATATGCCTGATACCTATCAGCCGAGTTTTTTTACACATGAAAACTTATCGGAAACGTCTTTAAAATACCTTGTCATCGTTCTTTTCGTAAGCAGTCGATCTGATGTTTTTTCGATGGCCTTGGATATTGCAAAGCGAGCACCGTTATTCGCGACGAGGAATCTTGAGGCGCTGCGGCTATTTGTTTCAGGATTTGAACCGACGTTTGACGGGGCGGCGCATGCGATGGATCTAATCCACTATGTGCGCGGCTGGAAAGGAACGCACTTCTATGCGAAGGGACGCATGGTCATCGGGGAAGTCGAGCCAGCGTTTCTCTTAGAAGCCGTCTTGAAATGCTTTGCCGACTCTTGCGCCGCAAGAGATTCACGCGCACACTGCTTTCGTCTGATAGACGACCCCTTCAACCCGCGTGATCGTTACCAGAATCTTGACCATGTGGCACCATACTTCAGACATATCGAGGTGAGGGCGGGAAAGGGAGAGTATGTCTTCCCGTGTCGCCACATGCTGCAGTGGTTCACAGCCCAACGGGATCATCCGGCATCGATCGTCGACCAAATACAGGCTGAAGGCGTTCACAAGTTATGCGACGTTTGTCCGCGGTTTGATCCCGATTCGTTTGGGCCGCGCCTTACGCAAAGGAGTAAAAAATGATTCGATTTTCGGCGTTTCTAATCGCTCTGTTCGCATCCAACGCTTATGCATTTCCTGCCGGCGTTCCGCAAAACTGCCAAGCACCGCTCGCCCATGACATGGAAATGGCGAATATTCCATATCTTCTGGATCTAGGAGAAGGTGCCGCGCACATCAAATCAATCGAAACTGTTGCTGGTGTTCCGGCATACGAATATCTTCCAGGCCTGCATCGAATTGATTGTTACATCACGGTTCGATGGAGTAATGGCGCAGTCGATCACATGCATAAATTCAGCATGTGGGAAGATCGCCATGGCGGACTTCAGGGCTCGTACTCGCCGCATTAGCCAATCATTGGCCCTGTGGTTCCTCCCTGTGGATCAGAGTGGACGTGAGGATTAACCGCACCATTCGGTAGATTGACATCAGGAGCGGTAATGGGCACAGGGAAGTTGACGCCCGTCGCATTCCAGGTGAATGTTTGCATACCGATCTTGATGGTGATGCCAGCTTCATTTAGCATGAGCGCCACATTGCCATCTTCAGTTTGAAGGATGACTCCCGCCGGCCCCTGAATCTGCGCCATGTTCGGATCAATCGGCCCTGACGATGAATTGCTGACCGGCACGAATACGAGAGCTGTTAGGTTTGCCCTTTGCGTCGTAGTAGCAACACCACCCCCTAAGCCCGATACGCCGCCGAGATACGCGTCTGCCGGCATCGTCACGCCCTTGTCGCCAGCTTGCGTTGGCATTCGAATCCATGTGCTCTCCGCCTTAGGGATCGTGATATTGGGCAGCGTCTGCGGCGATCCCTGAACTTCAAAAGCAACGGTGACAATCGATCCGCTTACCTCAACAACGCGGCATGGGAGCGCGCGGCCAAGCTTTTGTATGGCTTGCTGAGCGCGGTTGATTGCCAACTGGTTCGCGCTTTTCTGCACCCATAGCTTATCGTAGTTGTCAGCCATTCGGATTCAAGATGCAGTTGACGATCGTTACCCATTGTGTCGCGTCGGCCGCGCGGAAGTTTCCGATCTGCCGCAACTCTTGGACGATGAAGTTATTCTGAAACGTTGTTTGATACTTGATGCTTGATGGATAAGCGGTTTGCGTGGTCGTAACGAACCCAGGAAGATTTTGCAATCCTTCTGGCATGCGAACAACCGATCCCATCTGGAGATCCGCTCGCGTGACTAGCTTTAGTTGGATCGTATTTACATTGATCCACGTCGGCTGACCTACAAAATCCGTAAATGCAAGTTTGATCGGTGACGGTTTGTAATTTGTATCGTAGACAATGATTTTACCGGCCTGAACACCAATCGTCACACGGTTATCAAACACCCCCTCACTGATGTCCCCAATGATCTGCGCCAGTTGGTCTAGAGTGTCATAAATTCCGATCTCGTCGTGATTCTGAACGAGGTTTGTGCTGACATTGATCGAGATTGGCGTATTGGGATAGGCCACGTCCAACGTCTGGAGCAGGGCATCCGACAGTTCGGTTCCGGCTCTCCAGTTCAAAACGAAGTTGCCAGGATTGTCGAGCGTATAGCCACCAGGCAAAACAACGAAGTCTAGCGTTTGATTGACGCCCTCCCAGTTGCCGAATGCCTGAAAAACTTGGCCCTTCAAGATCGTGCCAGCCTGCGCAGGGTTGACCAGCGGAAGGCCGGCACGCATTCCCGCCTTTAGCTCCAGCGTCATGCCGGCATATTGCTGAGGTTGCGTGAGGTCTTTGAGAGCGATGCCGCGCAGCATGACCGTGGACGCCCCGGTTGGCGTTCCATATGGGCCAATCAGCGCATCAAACTCGATTTGAAGCGCGCCCGGATCGATAATATTGTTCGGATGAGAACTCCATACCCGCACAGGACTAGTTGCGCCCTGCGGAGTGAGCGAGAGTTCGTAAAACCTCACGGCGTTACCTCAATATTTCCGGAATCTTCGCGAAACAAGATTGTTGATTGACTGAACACGCCAGGCGCAAGGAAAATGTCGTACGACAATGGAGACCCAACCATTGCACCATTCCAGATCACATTCCCTGAAGTGTCGGAGATCGTCATGTAGTACCGCTGCCCGTAGAAGTTCCATCCAACGTCAAGCACGTAACTCGCACCGTCCAATGTCACGGGCGTTGAGAACGGCGGGTTAGATGCATTCGAAGGAGTGAATGGAATCAGAGTAGTCATCAGATCGGTGAGCTGAGATATTGATTGACCACGCCAATGACCTGATTGGCTCCTTGTACTGCACTCTGGGCCGCCGTGCCAACCGCAGTTGCCGCGCTTGACCAAAAAGACGATCCAGCTGCAGGGGTAGCGCCAGAAATTGCTGCGCCACTATTTAGCTTGCTCATTAGTCCGTTCAGCGCGTTTGTGGCCTGCTGCTGCGTTACGAGCGGCTGGATGAAGTCCCATTGCGCCTCTACCTGCTGTTGCTTTGTGCCGCCGCCCGTTGCGTCTGTTACCTGAGTCAACAGACAGTTTGTGTAGATGTAGGCTGGTGTCGCGACGTGATATAAACCACCCGCAGCGTTGTGAGCCGTGATTGAAGTCTTTAGGGCCGTCCAAATCGCAGTTTTGGTCAGATATCCCGCCGAATCCTTCACCGGTGCAATCATCCGCAAGCTTACGTTCAGCGGCTGTTGGATCGTCGCGTTCGCTGCGACCGATTGATTGGCAAAAGGGTATGTCGCGATCTGCTGACTAACTAGCGTCGAGCCAGGAACAGTAATGAACCGGGCGAAAAAATCGTCCGTGCTTAGACCGCCGCTTGACAGAGCGCCTTGCACAAAGCCGGCAAGTTGCCCGGTCAGCGCAATCAGCGGCAGCATCCCGCCCAACGTATTCGACGCAATGCCACCGACTAAGATGATTGGTGATACCTGGAACGCGAGATCGTAAGAATTTCGAAATGCGGTGGAGACGATCGCCATATCAATGAGGTGCCGCGTTCATCGACGTTGCCACGTTAGCTGCCGTCGAGTTGGTGATGTTGATGTTGACGTTTTGGCCTTGGCGAGCCATCAACGACACGGCCTTGTTGACGTATTGCTGCGTTTCTTGAGGCGTATGCGCTTCCCAGTTGGAACCGTTCTTGGCGATATCCTTATCCAGATTCCCCATGCCCCAGTTGTATGCGGCTAAGGCCTTGCGTACGTCACCACCGTATCGCTTCAGCAGGAACGTGTCATATCTGCGCGCCGCATTTTGCGAATCTTGCAGATTATTGACATCGCCTTGACCCCATTCATCCCAAGTGGGCTTCATGAACTGCATAGGCCCCATGGCGCCCTTCGGGGAAAGCAGATGCTTTCCGCGGCCGGACTCGATCGTGTACTGAGCATCGACCATTGACCCTAGGGAGTCTGTAGGCGTAATCAGGTGCGAATTTGTAAGCGCCGCCCACTTGTCACGCATCCAATATCCCGCAGTAGCGAGGCCGCCGACGATTCCGCCTTGCTGCGCCGCTTGCGCCCGTGAAACGGGCGGCCCTTCGAGCGCAGCCAATACCTTCTTTGCTTCCGGCCCAGCAACCTTCAAGAGATTAACTGCGGCGGCGGCCGCCGAATCACCGAGAGCTTTCAACTCGGGGGATGCATTCGACAATTGCTCGTTGAAGGTATTGAGCACTTTCGCCCAATCAGACTGCAACGCGGCTTTTACGTCAGATGCCTGGTCCGCGATACCTTGGTTGACCTCATTAGCCTTCGCATCCGCAATCGTCTTGTTTTGTGCCGCGATGAATTGCTGGTCCGTGTAGCTCGCTCCGGTGCGAAGTTGCTGGAGCGATAGCACATCGGTGAAACCATAGGCTTGCGCCATTGACGCAGCGGGCATGCCGGCCTTTTGCCATTCGCGATACTTACCGCTGGCCGCGCGGGCGAAGTCATACGTCAGTTGCTCGGCATCTTCGCTCTGGATCTGTTCTGGCGTCAGGCCGGCTGCGATGAAGGCGCGCCACTTCGATACGTCACCTTGGGCATTGGCGACGTTGCCGAGGTCAGAGGCCCCGAGCCCGAACTTCTCGAAATTGGCATTGAAGGCTTGAGTTTGGCCGATCTTCAGGCCAAGGCCGCGAGCCTGCAGGTTTTGCCCCGCAAGCATGCTAGTGGCGCCATATACAGCACCAATAGCGCTTCCGATTCCGCTGACTCCGACCGTCCCCAACTTGAGCAATACCTTGCTCATGTTGAAGATCGATTTCTCGAATTCCTTCGAGAATTTGGCCATGCGACCAACTTGGATCGCACCGTCCTTTGCCTTGGTGTTGAACTTGTCCTGAGACGATGCAGCGCGCAACATTCCTTTCGAAATCGCATCCGCCTGAATCGCGGAGATCATCAGGAAATCTTTAGAGTGCATGGAAGATTTCGAAAAATCCTCCATGCCGCTGCCAGCGTCTTCGATCACGTCGATGACTTTCTTCCAGTCATCGGGCATGTCCTCTAGGCGCTTTTGGTACTCCGTAAAAAGGGCATGGAACTCGCGGAACTTCGAGTCGTTGATCTCGACATCGATGATGCTTTTCGCTGTCATGCTTGTCTCTTGAGGGCTTGCAGTAGATACCGATTGCGGTATTCAAGTGCCGTTTTATATGGCGCATCGTACTGCTCAAACACTTCCGAGAATCCTTCTCCCGTGATGTAGGTCAGAACAGAATCGAGGAATGTGTCTTTTTCGTAAGTTCGACAGGCGTCGATTTCTGCAAAGAGGCGGCGAATTCCGTAGGCGTTGAGGATGTAGTCGATCCGCCAAGGAAACCAGCCATTGCCTCCATAGCCTTTGTCCGATCCGCCTTCTTCGCCATCGAGTACTGAGAGGTAAAAAAAACTAAGCTCGCCAGAGCTTCCTCCCAATCCTCCGAGTCGAACTTTTCTTGTTGGATCGCGATATCAACGGGCAAGTGTTCCCACCCATGCTGACCGGCGCAGAGTACCGTCGTCAGGCGCTTCAGTTCTTCTAGGAAAGCGGGCGTCTCCAAGTCAACAACATTGCCATCGCTATCGAAAGAGCCTCGTGAGGCTGCATCCTTCCGGCCTTCATCTTTTAGCGTCAGGGCCGCGACTCGCGGTCCAGCACCCATCAGATAATGAGAACCTTTGCTGGAGAGGGCCGCCTTCGTAGCCGCCAACACCCGAAAATTTGTCTCGAAAACTTCTCGTGAAATCGGCGAATGGTAGCCGTAGACGCGAACGATGCTTTCGGCGACATCCTTGCCTTCGACCTTTGTCGTGACCGTCTCCGTTACGATCGGGATCACGAGATTGCGTTTTTCATCAATACGCATGTGCTGATACCTTTTTCAGCCCTTAAGAGGGGCCGCGGCAGCCAGTAAGGTGCTGGCGTTTCGGATCGCGTGTCCTAGCCGCGGCGCAGTCGATTACGTGAACGACCAGAGGGAGTTGTTGATGTTGAATGTGCCGCGCAGCACAAGCCGAGTCACCGGATCAGTGCCGTCATATGCGCCCGGGTCCAGCATGCGAATGCTGGTATCGTTGAGTTGAATTGCCGGGAACAATGACGTGTCGCTGTGAATCGTCACATCACCAAGCACGCTCGTATCCTGTGCTTGCGTGAGCCATGCCGCAGCCAGCGATTGCGGGCGCAGCAGGCCAATATTGATCGTCGCCATGACATACGGCTCAGGCGAGTTCACAACACCAGTTGCAGTTTCGATCTGCTGCGTGAAGTCACCTTCGAACTCGATGCGCGCGAATGATTTGCCCATGTTCTGGGCCGTAACATTCAGCGTCGGGAAAGAGGCAACCACAACATGGCACCGGACGCGATTCAGAGGGCCTGTATTCAGATAGGGATTAGGCATTTTCGTTTTCTCCTATCCTTAAGCAAACTGCACAGCGTCGAGCTGGAACGTGATGGTGAGGAAGGCGTTTTGACCGACCAACGTAGCCGACAGGCCGTTATAGATGCCGTTGTTGTAGTCGTTCGGGTTTTGCTTCGTGTAGGTCGCGAATGGGACCGCATTGACGACGACACTCAGAGCGCATCCAAACACGACAGCCGAGTTGCCAACGTTCTGCGCGATTGCCTGAAGCGTATTGATGCCGGCTTGGTTGTAGAGCAGCGGAGGATTGCTGTTCGAACCATTGATGACCGCATTCGCCAGCGCTTGCTTGACCTGGATGCGGAACCAGTCGACTCCATACCACCACGATGCCTGTTCGCCATCCATCATCGTGCCCTTGAAGATGCACGCCGTGGATACGCCGCCTTCGGCACCCGTGAGAATCAGGTTGCCGAAGTTGGTAAGGGTAGTGTTGATATTGGTCTGGTTGTTCACCAGCGACCATGGCGTCACTCCGAAGACATACCGATACGACATCGGAGCGAGCGGATTTGCAGAACCCGGATTGTTCACCAGCCACTGATAGAAATCAGCTGCGAGCTGATGCTCAGTGGATGCCTTGGTAGGGCTCGGAACCTGCGCATAAACGGCCTTGTTCGACGCATAGTTCGGCAGGTTCGCAACCGTCGTCGTGATGAAGAAATACGTTTGCCCGCTTGGACTTTCGTAGTTCGCCGTCATCGTGTTCAGTGCTGCCGATGATGCTGCATCCCACGAAGCAGGGAGCAGATAGGCGTAGAAAACTTGGGGATTGCTATTCGCAGTGATCCAGTTTTGAAGCGCCGTGATCCCAGCGGCGGCAGTTGAGACTGGGCCGAGTTCGAGCACATAGACGCCCACCGAAGCGCCTTGCGCAAAGAACGTCGTCGCCGAGTTGTTGACGAATCCTGCGTTCGACGGAAGATAGGTGCCCGGAACAGTTTCAGTGCCAGGATTGGTCGCGAGTGCGTACGTGAACGTACTCGTGCCAGTAACGGTAGCAGTGAATGTACCGTTATAGCCTGCAGGAGTCGCACCTGAAATGGTCGTGGTGAACGTCTGTCCGGTAGACAGCGTGAGCGCTGCCGAAGTCGTAGCCGTTACTGTGCCGCTTGACCAGACGAGTCCAGACAATGCGAGCGGAGTCGCGAGAATTGACGTGACGGCCGAAAGTGTCCCGCAATACTGATACGTGCCCGCAGCCAGAGTGGTGCCGCCCGCCGACACAATCGCGCCACTTTGCTGAAGCTGCGAGACAGTCGGCGCGCGCGTGACGGTCGTATTAACCGTTACGATCGTCGGCGTGATTGTAGTCGCCATGTGGGCGTGCTCCAGTTATTAGTCGAACGAGACGGCGACAACGCCACTCGTGCCCGGATCGACCACGATCCCGGCGAGGCAGGGGAAATCCAGATTGATGACCGTGCCGACTGCCGGCCACGAAGCCGTGTATTTGATGATTGCGTTTGTGGTTGCTGCGGCACCAGTCGTCGCAACGTCATAGACAGCGAAGTTGCCTGCGGTTGCAGCGGTAATGACTGTCACCTTGCACACGCGGCCGGCCGAACCCTTAACCGCTGTGATTGCGCTGATGTTCAGCTTGTTGGTCGAACCGGCACCAACCATCAAATTGCCGCTGGCGTCCGACTGATTCATCACGAACTTACCGTTAGGGTTGACGGAAGTTGCGGATGCAATGGGGGATTGGGGCATGTCACGCTCCTAAAATAAAAAACCCCGCCGAAGCGGGGTTTGGTGATGTGGGCTTTAGCCCGTTAAGTGGTGATTGACGAAAAACCGGCGGACAGGATTAGGCGCCGCGCGATTGCGTCGGACGTGCTTTGCAGATACCACGCGTCGATGTCGATCACCTTCTTCATGGCGATGACCGATAGTTCTGTCTGCGTTCGTTTTGCATCCCTGATCGCCGGCGAATTGCCGAAGCCGAAATCTTCGGTATCTAATGAATACTCGACCAGCGAAACGAGATATTGGATTGCGAGTTGGTTGCTGAAGCCATACAGCGTGAGTCGAACGCGATCCTTAGCGAGCTGCGTACTAGCCATGGGCTGCAACATCGTAGGGGGCGTGGGTGAGCCAGGCCATACGTAGATCGGGAACGACGGAACCTCGGTCATGTCCGGTTCTACGTGAACCGACACATACGGCGGCGTCACATTGGCAGGCACCAGATACGACGGATAGACCGGAGCAAAGCTGTTCTGGCTAAGCCAGATCGGCAGGCTGTTGGTGACAATCGGGCCAACCGGGAGATCGGCCGGACTGTCGATAAGCTGCGATGCCAGAGCGGGGTAGACTGCCTCGCCAAAATAGTGATACAACCCCGCCTGTTGATAGAACGGCCCTTGCGATCGGAAGGAAAATTTCTCTCCATTGAAGATGCCGATCAAAAGATCGCCTGGTGCTATCTGATCAAATACATCGACTTGAACTAGTGACGTAAAAACCACTCGATTGACATCGACCGTTTCATCTTCGTTCTGCTGCCGATCAACGGTGATGTGTAGCGAACCTTGGGCCGTCGTGACGGCACCTGTGTTCACATAGAACACGTAGCCGTCTTGTGAGATCGTTTGCCGGCTATAGACCGTGAACGTGATCTGCTGATCTTGCGAGATCGTGCGAACGCCAGCTTGTAAAGTCTCTTGTAGCTGGTTTTGATTATTCAGAGACTCGGCGATCGAAGGCATCAGTCAAACCACGCTATCAGGTTTTGCCAATAAAGAGTCGTATCCATAAAGCTGGGGCGACGTTCATTTGCTTTGGCATATGGGTGTTTGAGCCGATGATTTACCCCATGAAGCGCAACCTGTGTAGGCACGCCCTCAACTCCCATATGTTCAATTGCTTGGCCAGAGATGAATTTCTTCATCATCGTCGTGATAGCTGACTCGGCACCCTTGAATGGTTTACCGGAAGGGCTGCCGCCCATCATCATCGTCTCAAGTTCGCCAGCTATGGAGTTTTCAAGCTCTTTCGCGATATCCGGGAGGCGTGCGAATGCGAACGTATCGAGAACCCCATATTTCTCTTCGAGTATCTCGGCTACCTCACCAGTTGTCTTTGTCGCGGCATTTGTTTTTTTCTTTACAGGCTTGTTGGCTTTTCCCTTCTTCGCCTGCGGGACTTTTTCGGTTTGCTCCAGGTTTGAGTACGGTACGTCAAGTACCCCGAGATGAAGCACGATACGATGAGCAGAGGGACTGGCATTGAGCGGATGAGTAAGTGCAATGACGCCACCGCTATCGGCCATGGACTCTGATTCTGTGGCCGCCATTATTCACCTCAAGAAATGCCCCAGATAGGCCCGTTATCAGCTTGCATAGCAAGCCATTGCCGTCCAAATGGATCTCGAAGTGCCTGCAGCTGTCCCAGCGCTAGACCCTTTAGAAAATCCGGAGCCAGTAACGATTCCGATGTAGCTTGATCTGCCGACGACTGCACTGTGCCGCCAATAAATCCGGTCAAGTCCCATGTCTTGCGAAGATCGGCGAAGTACGTTTGACCCGGCTGGTCAGGACACCAGTTGATGAGAAACGACGTGGCAAGACAGTAGACCGCGAAGCAGTAATAGTCTTGCCCGACCGCATACAGAACCATCAGCGTTTTTTCTTCTGCGTAGCTCAATGCCCACGGAAGATATACGCTATTCGATGGGAGTGCCGCTGTTGGAACGCCCGCCACCGTCGTCAGGAATGTGTACAGATCGTTTGTGTTAGGCGTGGTCTTTGTCTGCCACGGAGCAAGCACCCCCATGCCGGGGAGCGGAGGAAAGCAGGGAGTGCACATGGGTTAGCTCTTGCGGGGACGGCCGCGACGGCGCGGTTGGTTTTCTTCGCCCACCGTAATGACCTCGTGGACCTGCGGATCAACACCTTTTTGCTCGACCTCTTGAATTTCAACTTCGAGCCCGGCGATATTCGTGTCGGTTTCTTGCGCCGTGCGTTGCATCAGATCATCCATTGAGGCGGCAGCTTCTTTGCGGCGCTCCAGAGCTTGCTTATAAAGCACTTCGTCATTCCGCTTGAGCATCGTTTGCAGTCGATCAAGCGGAATCGGGTCATCGAATTGATAGCACTGGCCAACGAAGTCTCGATGCCGATCAAGTTCATTGACCGGGACCAAGCCGTACATTTTATGCTGGTCGACGATGTTTTCATGCTCCATGCGCGTGCCTTGAGGGTGCACATTCACTTGGCTGAATGGCTGAATCTTGGCAACGACAGGACGCTTGGTGCTCTCGGTCCAGTAATGGAATTCGAAAACTTGCTTGGTCAGGTTTGCTACGTAAAGAGACATGGAGATTCCCCTGCAGGAAACCCCTGAATCAGAAGCCTTCGGAAACACGCCAGGGGAAACGCGCTTGTCGGTTGCGCAACCTATCCGAAGGACTAACCTTAATAGCCGGCGCTCAGAAGCGTCAGCGCTTCCGGACGAACAGCCCAGCCAGAGGTCGAACGAAGTTCCGAGACGACATCAACCGCACCCGCGGCGAGCGGAGCGGTAATTTCGGTCGGAGCCGCACGGTCGACGAGCTGCAACGCGCAGGCTTGGAGACCCGGCGTGAGTTCCGCAAACTCGTTCGTGTTGATGCGCCCGCTTTTCGGCTTCTTCACTTCAGGCATGCTGATGACGATCATGTCGGTACCACCAGCACCCTTGCCGATGAGCGTGTCGTCCGCGCCCCACGTGATTTCGTCTTCGTTCCAATCGAGAACGTCATCAACGAGGCCACGAACCGACTTCGAACCTGCGCCTTCGCGCTGGAACTGCGTCAGTTGGACGATTCCTTGATAGCTGATCGTTTCGAGAATGCGCTGCGGCATCGTGATCGAGAAACGGGCCGGCATGCCGATTTGCATCGTGCGGACCTTGATTTGCCCGATTTGCTGCAGCAGGAAGAAGGCGAGTGCGCCATTGTCGTACGTCGAAATGGTCGTGTTGCCGTTCGGATCAGCGGGCAGGTTGATTGCCGTTGCGCCGTTCGTGTTCAGCAGACCTTCGCCGTTCAGCGGGTTCGCACCATACAGAAGCAGGTTGCGCTGCTGTTGGAACGTACCCTGACGCATCGCGAGACGATGCGCTTCAACCGTCGAAGCACCAACGCGGCCAAGCGCTGCCGTGTCATGATGGTCGTATTCCGCACGGGTGCGAATCAGATACGTCGGCGTGCTGATTTCGTTGTAGACAACCGTGCAGCTCGGAAGTTGGTTAGCTGCAAACTGGCTCGTTTGAACTTCGGTGCGGACATCAAGCCGTTTGATATAAACGGCCAGATCGCCCTCACCGAGGCGAACGAGCGGATCGCCCGTTGCGATCAGGTCGAAAGCGCCAGAAGCCTGCTGATACTGCAGCAGGAGTTCGGGAACCATGTAGTGCGGGCTGACCCGGATTTGTGCCGGAACAATATTGGCCACGTGTTATCTCCTTAGATCTGGATGAGAGCTGCGTAGCCCTGACGATTCCAGGTGGCCGCGCCCGTAGTGGGGTTGTACGAAACAGTCATGCTGTTGCCAGCATTGATGTCGAGGATCTTCACCGGCAGTGCGCCCGTGCCATAGTTGAGTACGATCGTGCCAGTCAGCGAACCGGTAGCGATTGCGCCCGAGGCGGCGGTGATTTGAATCGAGAAGTGCTGGTTGTCGGTGAATGCCGAAACGGTCTGGTTGCCGTTGACCAGCGATGCACCAGTGCCCGTCACGCCGCTGATGTTGATCAGATCGCCCACGCCGGCAACCGGCGAAGCAGCTGCCATGACGATGGCGATCGTGTAGACACCGCTCGCATACGTCGACGTTGCCGACGTAACCGAATAGGTTGCGGTCGACGCGTCATACGGTTGGAGGACTTGGTTGTTGAAGTCCCACGACACTTGCTGCGTGATCAGACCGCCATCCAGCGAAACCAGCGACGGGTCCATCGCAACAGCGATGCGCGCGCCCGAACCCATGCGGAAGAACGGGATCGACGAACCGACACTACCGGTAACCGGGACGGGGCTCGACGGCGAACCGACCATGCTGTAGCCCTGGTTGAACACCGAAAAGCCAGTGAGGTTCGATTGCGCAGTTGCCTGAAGAATCGTGCCGCCGAGCGTGCGGTCTTGCCCGCTTGCCGGTGCAACGCTTTCCGAGATGGCCATGCCGCCCCAGAGCGGCGATGTTGCGGACGAACCAACTACGCCCGTTGCGAGGGCGTAGCGAATCGCCGGGTCGTCCATGAACACACCTTGGACATACCCAGCGCTTTGCACGGAAAACGAGCCTTGGGCGTTCGTCGTCGCGTACGGATTGAATGGGACATTGAATGCCATTTTTTCCTTCCAGAAATGAAAAAGCCCGCTGAGCGGCGGGCTTCAGATGGGCGACGAGAGCTTAGTGGCTCTTTTGCTGGATGATCTTGCCTTTCATGCGCGGCGGGCGGAATTGATCCATCCAATCGCCAGGGCGACCATAGAACGTCGTGACGCGGTGGCCGGTGCCGGTATCCTTCGTGACGGCACGCAGACCGCCTTCCGGCGATTCAACCGGATGGATCGCTGCACCCATTGCGTCGGCATAAATCGCCGTCTCTGCAATCTGGAAGACCGATGCTTCGAGCTTCGACAGGTCGACATCCTTCCACGCAGCGCTGTGCGCCTTCATCGGGGCTGCGAGGCGCTTCTTATACGACAGAACGTCTTCACCGTTGAGCGCGCGCGGTGCCTGCTTGCCGAATGCCGAATAGATGCTGTCAGCCTTGGCTTGGGCGTCTGCAAATGCAGCATGATCGTCGTCGGTGAGCGGCTTCGGCGTGAGCGATGCAGTCGCGACGAGCATCTTTTCAAGCTGCGCAACGCGGTCGAGCAGGGCGCTTTCGCGCTTGGCTGCATCGGCCTTGGCCTCTTCTTCTTTGGCTTCCGCCTTCAGCTTCGCTGCTTCGGCTTCTTTTTCCTTGGCGTCTTTTTCTTCGGCCGAATCTGCCTTCTTGTCGCCGACCTTCAGTTCGTCAGCGGGCATTGCATCGGCCTTTTTGGCTTCTTCCATCGAATCCATGCGTTTGCAGAGCGAGTCGACAGCCGACATCAGCTTGTCGTATTTCTCTGCATCGGCTTTCGCCTTTTCTTCCTCAGCGTCTACCTTGGCTTTCGCCTCAGCATCGGCCTTAGCGCGCGCTTCGAGTTCTTCTTTTGCCTCGGCGTCCGCCTTGGCCTTACGCTCTTCTTCAGTCATCTCAGGTTCCTGAACGTTAGTGGTGGATACGCCAGATGGCGGGCCGCCCTTATCCCACACGCCAACTTCGCAAATCGCGATGTGGTCGAGCAGGCACGGTTTTCCCTCAATCAACAACGTCTGCCCACCGTCGAGGGTCACGGTGGAGTTTTCTACATCGGGATTTCGGAATACGACGGATGGCGACGTGGAGAGCTGCTCTTGCGACATCAGAGTCGCGGTCGCTTCGTCATAAATTCGAGCGATAGCCCATACTTCGTCACCCTTGATATAGGGGAGAAGCACGGTGCCGACGACACGGTTATCGAATTCCTTCGAATCCAGCGTCGCTTTCTCGGGATGATCAACGATGACCGGAAGCCCGCTGCATCGAGCGAGGAAGTCATCATTGAGGTAGTTCTCAGGAGGACGGTAGACGTATTCGTCGTCTTTGGAGCGATACGAAGTGCCCGTGCCAGTAATCCGGATATCAAATAGCCACATGTTCCGGAAGAACTGTGGCGACGCGTATTCTCCGGAGACCATCGCTCGCGCGAGGTCCGTCTCCGTCATGTGGGCCTTGCGGATAGCCTTGAAGGCGTCCGATTCCAGTACGAAACGGCATCCTGGATGAAGCGGTTCCGGCCACGCTCCGATCGGGAACCACGCGTATTCCTCGCTCTCGTCGCTCAGAGCGACTTCGAACGGGCGGCACTCGTGATAGAAGGTCGTGAACTCGACGGCGCCTTCGCTTGTCTTGCCGATCTGGATCAGCTTGTGCGGCTCGTATCCGGTTTCTTCGAGCGTCTCGCGACGAGCGGACTCTTCGGCTGTTTCGCCATCTTCGGTCTTCCCACCGGGAAACGCCCATTGGCCGGGATGATCGCCGCCATTGCCGCGGCGCAGGAATAGAACCTTGCCGTCTGCGATAATCAACGTGCCGGCCGCTTGTATGGGCTCTGCATCCGCAGCGACAAATTCCTTGCCGACATCTTGGGGAATTCCGAGCGTGCTATGCCCATGCGCTGCGGCTTCCATAGCGCGATGCTGTTTTTCTGATACTGATGGCATGGGTTGAATGTGTTAGCGCCGAATCGCGGCAATCTTTGCTTTCGCTTCCGCCAGTGCTTGTTCGCCAGCGCGCGTCAACGTGTCTGGCGGTAGGTCTCGCAGCGCATATAGCCAGGTGCCCCAGCACGAGCAGTTATGAGCTATAATCCCATTTACTACGTACAACGAATGTTCCGTTTGTAAATTGAAAACATGCCCAGAAAACCAACTCCTGTTGACTTTGATTACGTGCGCCGATTGAGAGGGGAAGGGAAGTCTGTCCCCCAGATCGCCAAAATCATCGGAATTAATCCGTGGACTCTCTTCAATCGGCTTGAGGCGGTCGGGTTTGATCTCGGAAAGCGCAATGCCAACCCGAGAAACAGAATCAGCTTGGATGTCGACTCGATCGTCGCGGCCTACAGCAATGGTGAAAGTGTGCTGGCAATTGCCAAGCGCCTTGGCATTACGCGCGGTCCAGTGACGAACTGCCTTCAGAAGGCCGGTATAACACTTCGCGATAATGTTGCTGCCGGCCACAACCGCATGGCAAAGCTTTCCGCAGCAGAAAAGGCGGCTCTTGTCGCAAACGCACACAAAGCCATCCTTGGCACTAAAAATAGCGACGAAACGCTTTGCAAGCGCGCTCAAGCTAGAAGCCGTCCGGTTGGCTTTGGAGAACCCGAATTGATCGCGGCCCTTCGTTCGCGCGGTCATGAAGTCGAAGGACAATTCCCGTGTGGGAAGTACAACATCGACGTCGCCATATCGACCATCGCCGTGGAAATCTGCGGGCCTGAGGTCAAGCGTCTCAGTGATCCCGTTTTCCTTAATCGCGCCAAATATATCCGCGATGCTGGCTATACCGTTGTATTGGTTTTCTTCAAGCGGCTTGATCAGTTCATCGGCAACCTCGATGATATTGTCGCCCTCATTGAGCAGACCAATAGCCTTCCAGCCGGCGCTCGTCAAGACTGGATGATTCGGTGTCGCGCGGATCGTCTTCCCAGACGACGTAAAAATTTCAATCAGATTCCCGTCATACCAGCGTCGGTACGCTTTTTCAACGAGACCAGCGTATGGGATTTTTGATTCGCCAGGGAAGCAAAAAACCTCTTCGCCGAAGCTGGTAACGTCGTCGTAATAGCCGGCAGGTCCGGGCTTAACGAGCCCTTTGTCTTTGGCCCAGCTCGATCGGAGCAGGTAGATCTTTCCTTCGCGCTCTTTATGGTCAGGCCGGTTGTGATAACCAGCCGAATGCCGGATGTTCCATTGAACAGCGATCGCGCCACCATCGACGGCCACGATTTCATGAAGCGCCGATGTGAACTTCGCGGACTGATCAATGTGAACGCGCCTTTCCTCGAAGGGCAGGGATGTGAGCGCTTTTCGGAGGTTATCTTTTACTTCTTTGACCTCGATTGCTCGGCTGCCTCCCGCGGGAATTGACGATGCCCATCCGGCGAAACGCTGCACGGTCTTTTCGACCATCTGCTCGCGATTGAGCTTGATGAGACTACGCGAGACCATCATGCGCCGATCTAACTCGGCTCGGAGCTGCGGTTTAAGGCGATCAACAGTGAACCGCGACACGCCCGAATGAGCGCGGATGATCTGACCGTCGTCAATCAGCTTTTTGTAGACGCCCTGCAACGTGCGCGTCAATGTTTCGTTGAGCACGCTTTCTGGCGTCATCGAGGCGGCGGCAGCCTGCCGGATGCGTTCAACCCAATACTGTAGTCGTTCTGCGCTATCGAACCCGTTCTCTTCAAAATCACGGATTGCGTCAGTGACGACGGAGTAAAAGGATTCAGCCATCAGACTTTCGAGTTGAACGGTTCCGGTTCACCCGGCGTGGCGGGCGGCTCAGGTGGCACGTAGCTCTTCAGCGCCTCATAATCGAGTTGCATTGGATTGGAGAACAGATGCTTGATGTCGTTGAGGTTGTCCTCGAACCACTGAATCACGCGTGCCTTATTGTCCGGATCGAGCGACGGATTGAGCACTTCAATTGCGGCAATCAGCGCCTTGAGCTTCACATCATCAACCTTGACAAGCTCACTCTCAGGCTCAACAAGCAGCGACGGCCACTCGGCAACGAACGCGTTCTTCCATTGATAGAATGCCTCGTTGTAGGTCATCCGTTTGTAGTCGGGTAGATCGGCCTGCAGCGCTGCGAAGAATTCCTCGTTCCACGCCAGCCGCATGACGATGTTGTCGAAGAACTCGTAAAGCGGCTGGACCGTCTGACGCTCATGCTCGATGTAGCGCACGATCTCTTTTGCGTCTTCCGTGCCCTCGCCAAATCCTTCGGCGTATGACTCGGAGTTCAGAAGCTTGGCCGGCTGAGGTACCGCTGCGGCGATGTTCTCAAGGATGTTCTTGCGGCCAACCGTCAATGCACCATCAGCATTCAACAGATTCAGCGTTTCAATTGCCTCATCCGGCTGGATGTTGATGACATTGTTAGTTTGCGCTTCCTTGACAACGTTGCGCTTGATGCCTTGAAATACGGCCATCGCCCGATCAGCGATCGACCCGGCCTGCTTCATCTTCGCCACGATCACGCCGACCTTGCGCGAGATCATGTCGTCCGCAACCATCGTTTGCACGAAGGATTTTAGCGGGTAGAGCGCGCGCTGATACACCGAACGGCCTGTATAGCCAAACGCCGAATTGGTGTACTCGATATACAGAGGTGCTTCGTTGAAAAATACGAGGCAGCGTGACGGGTGATATTTCTGACCGGCTGCAGTGACGACTGTTGGTTTTTGGAAGTCGGGCGCGTTCGGATCTTGATTCAACACCAGCGAACCCGCCGTGTTCAATGGATCGAGCGCATTGAAGTACAGCTGTAGCTTGGATAGTTTCTCCGGCGCGATCGGCGCATCGGTATCAATGTCCTTCGCGCCATACACGATCGCCGCGGCGCCGTAGATCTTCGCAAGACGCCATGTGTTGGCGATATAT